GATTCTGTTCTTCGTAATACAAATGGTCAATTTACATCCGAGCGAGCTTTAAAGGATGGGAGAGTATGTGGAAAAAGACAACCTGATGCAGTAATAGAAGCTAGAAGGCAAAGACTGTATTCAAAGCAATTAACAGGTAAAACTACCAGACAATTAGTGCATGAGCACTCATCTAGAGAAGGTATCGGAATAGATACAGCTTGGAGCGATTGGAAACAGGTGAAGAAATGGAACGATGAGGATTGGGAACAAGATAGAGAGAAGATGGTTTCACGACTCCAGGGGATGAGAATGAGGTTATTTGAACAGGCAGTAAGGAAAGGACAGCTACAGACGGCTGCTCAGATACTAGATTCACTCGGTAAAGTACTAGGGGAGAGTGTAGAGAACATCAACTTAAACACTCCACAACTATCAATTCAAGTAGAAGCCAAGAAAAATAGTTGACACTAGAGTAATATTGTAGTATTATTATATTGTAGTACATTTATCGCTTATGCTCTGATTTATCAGTAAGTTCCCTGTCTTTCCATATAATAAAATTTTTTTTTGAAATCCTGCCCCGTGCCGTGGGGATTGTGTGGGATAGCACGGGAAACAAAAAACAGACAGTAAAAATTCCCTAGACTGTGAAGACTAGGGAAGGGGGGATAGTGTGCGGGCGTGGATTAGTTCAGTTTGTAGCAGATATCAGAATTGTTGTACACTTTCATACATTTAGAAAATGCATCTTTGTCCAATACGCTAGATAGTACAAATCCAATAATAAAAATTACCATAGCGAATCTTACATAGTTTAGGTTAGATCCTGTTGATAATTGATAGCGGTTGCGGGTTTGTTTTGGGTTTGACATTTTACAGAGTAGCAATGGGAACAGATAGAGTACAGAATTAAGAGTAAAGAATAGATAACGCCTTGTTTTGTGCGTAGTTAATTTCTTTATCTGATAAATTAATTGATTCAGATTCAACGATAAATTTTGCTTTATCGTATTTTCTTTCAATATCGGTGGTGATACAAATAATAATTCCGATTACAATGTTATGTAATTTTTCGGGAACATCATTTTTAATCATTACTTCTTTTGATTTTTCGTTAATAACATAGTTCATTGATTTAGCTCCTGATGTAGTTTTATTGTCTAAAGATGTATGTGCTTCTATCTGCTTCTACTTCTACATAGTCATGTTGTAAATCGTACCAAACATTTTCATAATCAATATTAGATTTAATAATGTCAGGGATAGAATCTAAATCAACAGTATTTGCAATGTAATGTTCAGAAAATTCTTTTGTATCAAATTCTCCTACATAATAATCTTCAAAACAACCGATGTAAGATTCTCCAAAATTTGAGATAAATTCCTCATGTAAAGAAACAGAATGTCCATCTGCTAGACAATCTTCTAAACTTTCTAAATATTCAAACAATGTTTCGTCATTGATTTGTTCAGAATAAATAGAATTTAAATAAAGACAATCAGAATAAAACCATTCATCACGGCATACTGATTTTCTAGCTTTTTTCATTAATTCTGTAAATTCTTCTAAATCGTTAGAATTTTGAAAAATTTCGTAAACGTTAAACCATACCCATTTATTGGTTTCATAATCTTGGATACAAATACAAGGATAGTTTTCAGAATAACCCTGTCCAATAGGTTTAATTTGTGTTGTGGTTTGGGTAGCCATAATAAAAATTAATAGAGTATACAACCTTTATTTTAACCTAAATTTTAATATAATTCAACACTAAAATAATATTCTAATAACAACTAAAAAACCTTAAAAATTAGCACTTTTTAACCTCTAATCTCATCTTAAGATTTAGTAAGATTCTCAAATCCCTTACTATAACTAGATAATCTCATAAGTAAGAAT